GCGCTTTCTCATTCATGAATTAACTCACAAAAACAACTCAGTTAAGAATCAGTTTTGCAATCATCATGAAATCACAGAAAATAGAAGTAAATACCATTATAAAATGATACCAATCGACACTCATAAATAGGAGAGTGAAGACTGTAACGATAAGAAAACCTAAAACAGTATCGTTTAACTTTATAGCTCGTCAAGCTTTGGTTCGATTTAAGGAACTAGTCCCAGAACGTCTCTAGTCATTGGAGGAATAGACACGAAAAAGGAAAAGTCAGCATCATCTGCGGCTGCTCTGTAAAATCGTAATTGCGCAGCTGCAGTGTTTCGAGAATCTCCCAACAATGGCTCATAAGCGCTTGCTTGAACCACATAATTGTTAGACATATGATCATCGGAATCAACAAATGGGGCTGTATTACAGCAAATATAGTTAGGATTACACCTACTATGACAGTAAGAGTACTGGGGCACTTGGACCTCAAGACCAGCTGAGTTATTATTCTGTTCCATGACAAAATTACACGCATTACTGAAGATGGTGTCTGGTGACCAGATATTGGGGCTAGGAACAACTCCTGAATTAAACACATTGGTTATACCATATGGTCGATCAGAAGCTATTAATCGCGCAACAATTGATCTCGAACCAGCTGTAGAAGTAGCTTTCAACCTAATGCCACCTCTAGAGTAGAGAAAAATACCCATCATCTCCCCGTAAATATCATTGAGATGAACTCTTGTATAAGAATCTGCCACTTTATTAACACTCGAGGTTCCAAAGGGGGCTACCGTATAAATGGTTCCCACAGGATCCGTATCATCTGCCGGAACAACAGCCTTGGACAATGCCACAAACTTTTTCATAAGAAGTCTGAGACTGCCAATCCGCTCACCTATGGCAATGGAAGATGAAGTTACTTGAAATTTGTGGGAAGTCATACCACCCAAAGGAGGAAAATCACCCGATTGCAGTGAAACTTCCTGAACTGCTGAAGAGAGCAATTTACGATAACCGTAGAACTCCGCATCCTTACCTAACGCCATCTCCATAATAATGGATATTGTGCTAGCTACTGTTGCTGGTCCCACGAGAGGATCGATAACTCTAACCTCGATACGTCCAAATGCTGATCTAAGACCAGTCTCTGTATCCAAATAAGGAGTCTCCGAAATATAAGGAACTTCGAAAGAATACTCATTCATAGTTCGAACATCAACGATATCTCTGTAAACAAAGGGTGCCACTGAATCATCAATGGCTCCTGGAGTTATTCCTCTCGCATATGGGTTAAATTCAATGGACAATCGTCCTGAATGAAATTCAGTTTTCACGAATTTGAAACGCATGAGAACGGAACCTCTATATCCTGAGAATAAAGTCGCTAAGTATTGAGCTGGTGTATATGAATAAGCCACCACTGTACTTATTGATCCGTACACATTACTCTGTATACCTCCTGGATAAATCCCTGCATCATATGAAGCTAAAATGGCATTCTCTGCCTGTGAGGTAGACCAAGTGAAAGTGTCTTGATACGACATCTTGCTAGCAAAAGCTGAAATGTTCATCTCGTCGATCTCTGTTGGTGCTAAACCCGGTAGGACACAAACTTGATTGTTGGCATCTGTGGATAAAGGCATTGAATTATCAACTTTGTTAACGTTAGTTGCATAAGCAAATTCATTGAATCGAACTCTTCTTGTAGAATCAAGATTAATAGGAGCAGACCATCCGAACACTGAAGCAGCATTTGATAGTATATCGGAAACCCACGATAATTGAGAAGCAAAGCTACCAATAATCGGCAAAGGAGCCAAATATGAACTAGCCTTAGCTACTGATCGTGTTAAGCTCTCAATTGGGCCAACACCCTTTCGCATAGCTTCATATTCACTAGCAGACTGCCTCTTGAAGCTCTTTCCAGAAAATCCGGACTGTAGTTCAACGGGAACGCATTGTCCGATGAACTGTACGTCTTCAAAGTGTGCCCACAAAGTATACTTCGCGGTAGGTGAACCTGAGCCTGATGTCAACGCCACATACGGATGGATCCTGGCATAATACCAAACTGGTTCTAGTACTTGCCCCGTTCGCTGTAATGGATAGAAATCGTGAGCAGATGAAAATGGTAATCTGATTTCACAACCCGTCTCAGTAGCTAAATCTACTTCAGCGTGAGGTAGTTGAGACCTCTGTACAAGAGTACTAGAATGTGTCAGATACCATTGCATAGCTTTAGGGCCTGCTGTCATACCGCCCATAGGCGTGGCACATAGCATGTATCTACCCTGCTGGAAGCGTTCGGCATTGACCTGGAGTCGAAGTACTAGAGTCGCTCTGAACCCAAAGAAACCCTGAATCTTGTTTGCATACAAAGGCTTTGTTAGCAAAGTTTTCGGGAAACTATGGGTTGGAAATGTCTGAACCTGGTCAGAAACAGAAAACTGTCCGACCTCTATCTCAATTGGCTTTGAGAGATAGCGAGCTAGAGAATCTTGAACCAACATACCATCGTTCAACAAATAAGTTGAAGTTATGTCTTGAGGTTTCACTGGTTCTATAACAGCTTCAGTCAAGTCATCTTGAAATTTTGTTCCACCATTATTGGTGATAGCAGATATTTCGCCCTCTGCAAAGGCTTCAGTATTTTTACTTTCGGCAATTCGATTGTTTAAAAATATGGTTGAATCAAACCATACTTCGAGAAGGGTTCCTGGATATTGATGGGGCTGCCATCGATGCATCCTGGAAGTAAAGCTAAATAGCTAACATCCTAATTTTCTAAAGCGTTGTATTTCATCTTGTTAAACCTTCATTTGTATATGAAACACCCGTAATCAGAAGAAAACGTCGTAGAATTACAGTTCCTACTAAACTGTGTGGATTACCACAATATCCTCCTTTCGAGAGGCCCTTGTTTTCTTTAAAAACCAAGGAAAAACACTGGACTAATTATTTACATATATACAGGAGTGAAATTAATCACTCGTGTTCATTGAACACATCAGAGTGGCTGACGATGGTACGCCAGAAACTCTGATTGCGGTACAAATCATCCACCACATGCGTGAGGTTGAGATGTTTCAATGAACCACGAACTAATCCTGCATGGTATTCAAAGGTTCTTGCATCATGTTGACACAGTTCTCTGAAAAACCAATGTAAATTTTGACTAAAGATAGTTTGATAAAGCGATCCCTTACGTGACCACATTATCGTACTCATCATTGTGTCTATGGCTAATGGAGCAAAGTATTTATGACCTTCTTTCCTAAAACCACGTTTTAAAAATGTAATATCTTTTAACATACGCCATTCTGTCAACTCACCTTTGGAATCGCTTGTCATAACGAATCCCAATTCTGAAGCATATCCAGCTATAGCACGTGGATTGAAGATATCTCGTATCTCTGATGAGCATGAATAAACATTATCATCACCAACTGCAACAAACGAAACTAGTTTGTTGAAAGTTTTTATAGGTACGGACGCATCATCTAAAGATCTGTAGTAAGCATATCGAAATATCAGATTATTGCTCATACAATTGATTACTAAAGTCAGGTACGTTCCTGATGGTAATGATGAGGTCCATTCATGTATCTCATCCTGTAATATATGAAAACTGTTTATCACATCTAAAAAGATAGTTTTCCTAGCTTCCTTATATTCTGTTAATCCCATAGCAGTGTACCACTGATTGATAATCTCTAAGCAAGCGTTCATCACCAGAGGAGAATTTGAACTATCAAAACCTGAAAAATCAGATGAATCAGCTACGCAAGTTTCAAAATCATCAGAAAATGCTTCTAACTTACGGCACAAAATTCCCCAATCTTCATAAGGGTTCAAAGTTGCTCCGTGTCCTCTATCGAGGCAATTCGTGTAATACCATTCCACAAACTGACCAAATAACATCTTGGACACTAATAATAGCTTAAAGGGTGTACAGCAAAAAGGTCGTGCTTTTCCGGCTTTGACTTTTTCTTTTGGCAATAACTCATCCTTTAAAGATATGAGATAATACCATTTCCTTCGTTTACCAACATTAGCGTCACTTATGATATCTGAACACTCTTGTTCCAAATCCATTAGCTCATCTCCATCTAAAACTGAATCAAATTCAGTGTATGGTAGGAAACGTTTCTTATACTTCTTATCTTCATACTTAAGTGGAAATCCCGGAGAGGTTTTCGCGCTAATAGCTCTTCGATAAGGTAGTAAAGGATCGCCCCATAAAGCTGTGTGGAATGGAACCATTTCATCAACTACTGCACTCGGTTGTGCACATAGTGTAGAACCATAATCGTCTATAGCCAATAACCATTGCTCATCACGCACTTCAGTTTCTCTCTTCCAGTACTTTGCCAGCACCAACTTGAGTGGATCTTTGTCCTCTGAAGGCATACATTTTGCCGGATATTTATGTGGTCTAGGGAAATTTGCATCCTTAAACAACGGCGATTTCCGATATGATGTAGTGTTATATGGGTCATGATAATGTGAACTTTTCCCGATTACCATGTCGAAGCGTGCGATTCCAGATTGTAACTCTGAATCATCAAAGAAATCTTCAGCAACCTTTAGAATCTCCTGTGTAATAAAGTTAGCATAACAGTTCAACTGGGCACAGCCCTTCGGTTGACCCGCTAAATGCATCCCCAATATACGACGCTTTTGCATCCTTCCATCACGTGATAACAATAATGAACCGCAATCACCCTTGGCCGAATCAGCGTAATAATTTATTCCCCTTGTAATTTTCAATACAGAGGTTGAAACTTTATCTATTCTAGCGATGGAAATACTCGTTCTCATATTATCAGATGGTAAGGCTACCATAATGTTAACTTCACCCGTAAGATAAGCGTTCATATCTGCATCAAGTGCAAAATAGCCACGAATATCTTTTTTAGGCTTCATTTCTTGTTGGATCCGCATCAAAATAAGATGCACACCGCCCTGATCGTAAACCACAGCTGTATCAAACAGATCCGCAAAGGAAATTTCAAGTTCATGACGACCATTCTGCGAGATAAGATATTTAACCTTAAATAGCTCAGGTGGTTCGATATTGTCTACCACTTGCGTGTAGAAATGTAAAGGCATAAAACAAGTATTAGTATCTAAAAATGTTAATAATCCCATAGGAGTAATATTTCCATTATGAGATACCGCAATGTTAAACACATTGACGAGAACCCTATCCATGATTTCCTTGCCGTTTGTATCACCAGCTTGGAGTTCACTTAGTTTCTGTAATCTACCTGTCTTTACTTCTTTCTTGGCAGCTGTGTTTTTCTTCGAACCAATGCCCTTAATATAATTGCCCTGGTTGTCATCATCACCCTCAGGCCTAATGAAATTCCATAAGGAGTTGAAAACAAATGTTGAAAGCTTTACTGTCGCTATGGCAGCAGAGAGTCCTATTGTTCCCAATACAGTCCCAACTATCAAATCTTCTAAAAGTCCATCACCGGAGAATTGTGCATCAACAAATCGTGAAAATGCCATGTATTTACCCAAATGGACAGCAAGTGTCGGTCTAGGTACTCTCTTTTCCAAGAAATCGTGCATATAACCCTGCTTGTTGATTATTCTAAACATCCAATAGGTGGTAAAATCCCATCCATAATTGGTCATTTCTGCGGAGTTATCATATGAATCCCTATATATAAGAAGGGTCTTCAATACCATAGCTCCTACCATAATCTCATCATGGTTAAAGTACTTAACAAGCGTGTTTAATGTTTTCTCAGTACATAAGGCGTTGTAGGTGTCTAAAATCTTTTTCGGATCTAAACCCATTCCTTCAGCCCACGGTACATAAGCTTCACGATACCATTGATTAACTGGAATGCCAACGCGGTAATGCGGACACTCATCAGGAATGGTTATGTGAAACTCCTTGAATACGTCTGTACAGCTCAAATCTGGCAGTTCTGACATAGAAACCTCATCCTCTTGTTGCGACAATGATTGCTCCTCGACCTGATCATGTGATTTGAGTCTTTGTGAAATCTTCCTAATGCTATTAGAGTAGTAACTTTGCTTAAGCTTGTACGCTTTAGCTAAGACTGCTACAAATTCAGCACTATTAAGCATGCTTCCTTCCGTAATTCCTAGACGATGATTTGTGGTAACAACTTTAAACTTAAATTGTTCAAGTGCAATATCTAGAACAGTATCTGGCTTTTCAATAGTTTCCAATAGTATAGGGGTAACCTGCACATCTAAACGACGCTTAACAGCTTCCGCACTAAATAAGGATTCGACTTGAAAATCGCGTCCTTGATTAGTGGTCCCAATAATCCATCGTGCCTTAAAGAAAAATCTTCCTTTATCTTCGGCTCTGGACATATTGAGTGGATAAGGGCTTGTGTTATACATCCTTATCAAAGCTTCATAATCAAGATTAGGTGCTGATATAGAATCCCTAGCCTGGCCGAAATCATCCATGAGACAAATATCTGTAGTAGGTAAGAATCCATCCCAGAACTCTTGTCCCTGACGGTTGAAAACATAATTCGAACGATTTGCGACAGCTATAGGATATTCCTCTTCACTAAGGGAAATCTTAAAAGCTTCATAGACTAATTCGTTCAATACACAAGATTTAAACGTACCAGGCTCACCGTGAATCATAACGCTCACTGGTTCTTGCCGGACACCTTTAACATCTAGTATAAAGCCATCAACATATTTAACCAATCCTTCTAAATATCGAAGTCTTTGCGCACATATGTTGGATAAATTGAAATTTGCCTTGCGCTTGGGTGTTCGTATAGATATATCCTTGAACTCTTCAGCTAATAGTTGAATCGTGTGCAAAGTTTCCACAGATATGATTAATTTCTGTGTATTCACAGTCTTAACCAACGCCTGAAACTTCGCTTCAATGGTTTGAAATTCCTCAATTGTAGAGGAAAATATCTCATGTCCAACTGTAGCTACCGATATCATGTTAATAAGCATCTTTACAACATCAACGACTCCTGTAAGGAATTCGGGGATGCTTTTTGATAAGCTAAATAAACTCTGACAGCGATATAGCTCAAATGAACTCAACTTAACAGATGAGAACATTGAGACTACACCAGATATCAATGTTATCAACATTGATTCTCCACCCTGCACTTCAACAGTTTCTTCACTGGTTCCATTGTACATATTTGCACACATGGTTGACCACGAAATCCACCATCTTTCTCTCTGTTCAAGTGGAAATGAAAAGTAAAGATAAGCTGAACAGCCTAAAATGGCAATGTTCCAGATCGCTCTATTTTCAACAGGACACTGTGTTCGCCTATAGATAGCAAATGCTAAGACTAAAGCGACAGTGAGAAATACAGGAGTTGACGTAAACGTGCTCGTGATATTCGTTCTCAAATCTGAACTAAATCCGAGTTCTTCCAAATTACTGGTAAAACCTTTCTTCATATGTTCGATAGGATTAGCAAAAGCTGTTGTATTGTCACTCAATGTGTTTAATATCTCAAATAATCTATCTTTCTCATCGTTAGAAGGTAAAGTACCCTTTAATATATCTAAGAATTGATTCAATATTTGTTGTGTTTCTGGTTTCAACCCAATATCCATCATGCCTTGCAGCTCAACGTTATCATCTACATCTCTTATTTCTTTTGTCATCAGATCAGTAATTGATAGTTCTAAATGGTGTAATTGGTTTTCCTCCAGAGTTATATTGCTCCAACTATAAATAGAACGTATAAATCTCTGCACAGTCATTGCTGGAACAAGTTCCTTTAAGTGGTGCATAAACTCAACATTTTGTAATAGTGCTTCAATATAAGCTAAATCGTTTTTCTTTTTTTTTGATCCTACATAAGTTAATAAAGCTTTTGTAATATACGTACGAAAGAATTTTAATTGTGTATGAATCATGTGTTTGCTATGATAATAATTAGCAACTTTCAACAAATGTCTCAAGTCACGTTTGTCAATGGCAAACACATAGACCAACTCTTCAACAGGCGTATCTTTAAATAAATCATCTACTAATAGATTGAATCCATCTAATTTAGGCTCTGTAATTTGTTTTTTTATTTTGTTAGTAATTTCGTTAACATCTGGTTTATGGTCGATAAAATCTTCCTGGCGTGCTCGTTTGTCACCCTTCATATTGTCGTTATTCTTTATACTTACTTTATTCATTGTTGTTATTTGAGTTGGAAAAGGCACTACGTAGAACCCACGTACTGTATGGTCAGTAAGGCCAGTTTATACTACTTCTAGCTTGTCCCTAAGGATCTTTTTGTTTTTTTTATCCGCATTTACATTGTAACTATACCTCACTCTCGTTGGAGAGCTCTTTCGATTGCGCCTAATAGGAGCAGGATTTATAAGAAAATATAAGTCGTCCTTTTTTAATTTTTTTGTGTTTTTATTTTATTTTTGTTTTGTTTTTGTTTTGTTTTAGTTTTGTTTTTGTTTTTATTTTTATTTTGTTTTTATTTCTATTTTTATGGTGCAGTCTCCAAAATTGACACTCATGTTTAAAATGCTTCAGACAGTAAATTTCTCCTACTGATCATCTGAATAAGCTCCAGGGAAAAAAGGGAATTCTAAGGTCCGAGACGTGAAAATTTGAAAATTGCGATACGCTCACTAAACCAATAGTGCTGCAGAAGTTGGAAGACATCCACTGATCATCTGAATAAACTCCAGGGAAAAAGGTGCATTCCGCATCCGAGACGCGCATGAGAAAATCAATATAATATCATTGACTGAATAAGGCTCCAGCCCGCGTTAATATAATTGATAGAAGCTCTCAGAACTTCAAAACCCACTGAATGGGGCATTAATACCCAATAAGAATAATAGTAATAGATCTAAAGATCATAGCTTAAAATTAATTTTCCCAAG